ATCACCAAACTGATTCGTCAACTCACATTTATCAACCTCATAGGAAGATGGAATTAGTGGAGTTCCATCTGCTGAAACTCCAGTACTGATATTTGTGAAAGAACTACTATCACTAACGTTACTCATAATATATTAAATTGTTTGTGCAAGTTTGTCAAAGTAACTGCGAGATAGTTCTTCCAATATCTCAGGTTTAGCTACGTTAATTTGTTTTTTATTATTATTAATAATCGTTTCGTATTCGTAAAAAGTTATTTTGTTAGGGTTGACTATCTCTCCAGAGCATACATCAGTGTGACTAACAATAGTATCTATATCACCAACAGTTGTGAAATACTGATACACAGCATTCTTCAGAAATTCATTACTATGATCTTTGTTTGCTGTAAAATAAAATGAAGCTCTAGCAGAAACACTGTCAATTTTGTCACCAGCAAGATTCAGGTCATTGCAAGCTTTTTGCCATTCCCTACCAAGAACGCTACCATCATGAGTGATTGCGAACTGATGACTACCACTTGCGTTTATATCAACAGAGTTCATCTCAGAAGAAGTTCCTCTCTTGACAATTAAACCCAATCGATTGTGATCATATTTTTTGAAACTCATACTTGTTAACGGATAATCTCCATCAGAGTATGTTAACCTAAGTGCTGGTAAGTAGTGGTCAGTCAATAAAAGATTAGATGCATGATTGTTAGACTCAACACAAGAGCTTAACCAGAAGTATGGTGAATACTCCTTATTGAAAAAGTTCTCCATCTCACCATCAGTTTGCGGCCAGCCTAACAAACCATTTTTTAGTTCATCGTTTAGCATGAAGAAAGTCCAATAGTATTGTGGAGTTCCATACAACTTAGTGCTTACCATATCAGGTCTCTCACCATCTGATATGTTATACTTAACGTAAAAACTCGTATCACTTGATTGAGCTATGCTTATGAACTTGGTTATATTCGTTACAGTTGCGAAGTCACCTGCCCCGCTGAAGTCGTAACCTACAGTTCCAAAGTTATCTAAGAATTTTGTTTTATATTTTGACATTGTTTTAAGCTGAAGTTTGCTCTAACTTTATGATATCATCCGCAGTTAAAGCTCGGGTTTCTTTAAAGCTGAAACTCAAATCAACTTCAACTGGTGCGCCATCTTTAAAGAATGAAGCTGCACTTTGGTTAAATGTTGTCTTAACATCTGTCAAGTAGCATTCGAATATTTTAGGGATATGCTTTAAATCATTTCCACCTTTCAAAAACCTTATAGTCCAAGTTGGTGGATATTTCAAAATGAACTCACTATCCTTTTCTGGATACATTCCCAATCTCAATGCTTTTGTTATGAGACTTATCGTTTCTGCCTCACCCTGACTAGATGCTACCATCTTATATTGAAAACTGTAAGCGCGAGTAGAAACTCCAGTGAATTCCGTAGTTATATTCTTGTTAACTTGAGACCCGAGTCCTATGCCTACACCCTGAGCTGCACTTTCGGGTAAAGCACTCAATCCTAAACTACCAGCAGCTCCAGACGCTTGCTTTACTAATGCAGAAATTCCATCAGAACCACCAAGTTGTGAGATTGCTTTTTGAGCTGCACCAGAAACACCATTTTCTTTCACTGCTCTCACTGCATTTAGAGCTGCAGTTCCCATAACACCGAGTTCTGCATCGTTATATGATGCACCATCGCTGAAATCTAATCCAACAGGCATTGGCAAATAAATAGAACTTCTTAAACCCTGACCAATGTTGGATCTTGCTGAGTTGGAATTTAAAAGCATAACTGGAACACTACCACCAGCTTCACCCATCAACTTAGCAGGATATACTAAGTTGTAGTTTCTATCAGATGTTATTGCTTTTCCATCTGAAAATGAATTCCATATCTTCTGTGCGAAATCTCTGTTTGAACTTATTTGGTTATATACTGCCATATTGATTGAGGTATAAGTATCTCTAGATTATATTTATATAAAGATGAAGTATTATAAAGGTAAGTTTTTCCCAAAGAACCCAGAGAAGTATTCTGGAGACATTAAATTAATAACATACAGATCTCATTGGGAACGACAAGTTTTCAGATGGTGTGATACACATTCTTCAGTGAAAAGTTGGAGTAGTGAAGAAGTGGTCATACCTTATATTTGTAAAACTGATGGAAGAAAACATAGGTATTTCACTGATTTGAAGATATTATTTGGAGATGGTAATACTTTCATTGTTGAAATCAAACCAAAAAACCAAACTAGAGAACCAAAAAAGCGAAGTAGAGTCACCAAGAAATACTTAAATGAAGTTATGACTTATGCTAAAAACATAAGCAAATGGGAAGCTGCTGATAAATGGTGTATAGAAAGAGGGTTTACCTTCACGATTTGGACGGAAGATGAAATAAAAGGGTTGGGAATCAAGCTTCTAACTTGATTACTGAGGTGACCAAGAGAGAGATCCAGAACTAACTGGTGCAGCTGCAGAACCTATGTTCTTAACTTGAGAGTTATTTGATGTGTTACTCACATTACCTCCAGAGTTGTTAACTATATTGACTATGTTGCTACCCCAACTTGTTCCAGCATCATTCAGTGCTTGAGCATCTGATCCACTCTTTCCACTAACTTCCAACTGAGCTGCTTCTACATTAGCTGTAGGAACTGGAGTTTTGCTATAAGCATAATCGATAATAGCATCTGGAATAGCTTTTAGGGCCCAATAACCAGGTTGTTTGATTGAAGTATTTTTTTCTGGGTCTGGAATAACCATCCTTAAAGCTTCTTTGATAAGCTCTTCTGCTTTGACTGCAATATCAACTATACCAGATGACAACTTACTCATGAAGTCAGAAACTTTACTGCTTATCTGATCCCACTGATCCATGAATTTATCTCCAATTGAACCAAACAGATCAGCAGCTTTAGTGACTAGATCACCAATGAAAGTGAATACTCCAGTTACTTTATCGATATAACCTTGCCATAGTTGTTTCAGATAACCAAAACCACTCGAAAAGCTTTCTCCGATACCACCGAACATTTCACCAACTTTATCAAAAACATTACTGAATATATTCAAAAATCCACCCCAAACATTCATTACATATTGTTTGTACATCTCAACAGCTGTTGTTACTGAGCTAGAAATGTTTTCTCCTATACCACTGAAGAATGAACCGATTAAATCTAAACCATTCATTATTCCTTCTCCCATAGATCCGAAGAATGCACCAACTTTTCTCAAACCATTCATTATTCCTTCTCCCATAGATCCAAAGAATGAACTAAGTGAATCCAAGCCAACCATTATTCCATCTCCAATAGACCCGAAGAATGCACCAACTTTTCTCAAACCATCCATCATTCCCGCTCCCAAGTTAGTGAAGAATCCACCAACCTTTTTGATGTTTTCTGTGAAGTCTGAAAAGAAATCAACAATAGCATCGATTGGCATGAACAAATAATCGAAAAATATATCGATATATTTGTTGACATCAAAATCATAAAGAGATTTCTTGAAATCTTCAAAACCAAACAATCCTCCAATAAAGCCTACGAAATCTACTACTATATTAACTAGACTACCAACTATTCCTTTGAGTATTCCACTCAACATACCTTTGAGTCCTCCTACTATTTTTTGAACTATGTTTCCTTCAGTCTCAGTGAATCCTTTGAATGCTCCAATTATTCCATAAACGAGGCCCTCAATAACCATTATAATTTGACCTATAATCGGGATTCCTTTGGCTAGAGTTGATCCAACTTTTAGACCTATTTTAAAAAACTTAGCAATAGAAGTGAAGAATTTTGAAAGTTTTCCACCACCATCACCAAGTTCTTTTACGAAAGAGAATACTGGTTTTATAAAGTCGAATGCTTTGTTGAAAGTAGAAACAACAAAACCAAAAGCTTTTCCAACAACACTGAATATAGCAGTGACGGGTTTGAAAATGGTTTTTATTACTTTAAATAATTTCAAATTCTTTATTTGAGAAGCCATAGAGCCAGCACCACTAGTGAATAGTGTTTTTAGCCCCTTTATAAAGTCAATTACAGGATCAAAAATTCCAAGGATCTTTTTTACAATAGTAAGTGATTTTATTTTTCTGAATATTTCACCAACAAAGCCAACTATAATTCCTGCCAAGAAAGTAAAAATACCGACTATTTTTCCAAAAAATCCACTATCTGATACAGCTGATTTCAGCATACTAGCTATGCTACCATCTTTCTTCTTAGCATCCTCAGCTTCCCTTTCTTTCTCTGCTAAAAGATCACTTCTGATTTTATCCTTTGTCAAGTCGTTTGCATCACTAGCAAGCTTGTTAGCTTCAGATGCAATCTTTAACATTTCGTCACTAGCACCTTGTCTGCTAACAAAGTAATTAGATACTAATTCGTAAAGATCATTGAAAACACTGAATGATTCTTTTATACCATCTTTAACTTCGATTATAGCCCCACTATCGGTTTCTGGAATCTGCATAGACCCAGCTTCTAGTAGAGATTTGGATTTGAAGGCATCACTCAATTGAGTCATAGCATTGAGTTGACTGTTCATGCTACTCAACATGCTCTTAGTATGTTGTGTTACTTTATTTTGAACACCAACAATATCATCAGAAAGCTTAGATATATCCAGCTTTGATTCTTGAGCTTTTGATGTTTTAAGGTTCTTTTTAAAGCCCTCAAAAAACTCACCAAAAGATATGTTTTTTTCTTTAGCCATTAATACTATTTAGTATTATTTTGCTTCTTTTCTTCTTCTTTAATCCATTCTAATAGTAAAGATATGTAAATTTCCCTCTCCCAAGGAATCATGTTTTCCAACTCTGTCAAACTATACTTGTGATGTTGTATCAAAGCAAAGTTAGTTTGGTAATAACTTGACAGAGTTTCTTGACAGAGGGCTATACGAAAAAAGTTTGTGCACCTTCAAGTACAACTTCATTTGGTAACTCACATTTAATGCAATCGAAATTAATTGTGTGATTCAACTTGGGAGCACTTGAAATGAAATCCTCAATCTTACTAATTTGTTCTCTGTTCAAACTATTGATGAATTCTTCAAGTTCACTTCTGTTAGCTTCTTTTATGGGGTAAACACCATTCTCGTCAAATATATGATCGATGCTTTGAATAACAGTTTCAGTTAACAACTTGTCTTGGTCTTTTTCAAGAGAAGCTAGTTTCTCAACTGATAAAGCACTGATATACTTGAGAAGAACACCAACTGAATCTGTAAGCATTACTTTCTTTTCTTTATCCTCATTCAAATCAATTTTGACTTCTTCAAGGTTAACTTCGATAGGATTACTTGCTTCACACTCCTTACATTTGATGCTCAAACTTGCAACTTCACCCACACTTTTTTGACGAAGTTTAAGAAAGATATATTCAACATCAAAGTTGGTCAAGTCTTTCATTTTCAGCTTACCAAATGTGCAACTATCAATAACATCTAGCATCGCTTTAAACATTGCCTTACTCTTATTGGTTTGTTGAGCGATAAGTAATATCTTTTCTTCTTTAACTAGAAATGGTCTATATTCTATTGTATTCCCTGTTGATGGGATATCCAGCCCATACTTGGGTGTTTCGAGTTTTGGTAAATTCATATTATTGTATTATGTAGTTGTATTATATATATGACTAATTTCCACCAGTCAAAAAATTCAATCCTCTCTTAAAGAACTGACCACCAGCCTGAGCTGCTTTCTTCAGTTGATCACTTGCTATACCTGCTTGATCTCTATAAGCCTGTTGTTGAGCTAGTGTTTCTTGATTCTTATCAATGATATCAGTGAATGCAAAAGTAACGTCAATTGTATTGATTTGAGTTTGTTCTGAAGTGAAGTCAACTCCCTTTACACTCTTAGGAAAAGCTTCGGTTGCAGTCACTTCATATATAACTTCACCTTCGGGACCTAATTGCTGTATGTTAATATCAGCCCTGTAATCCTCTGGGTAACTAATAAGATACGAAGTAGGATCAACAATAAGTTGAGTCCACTTATCGAAAAACTTCTTGACAAAATAATCATTTGTCAAAATGAAACTCATATTAAGTTCGTCATTAATGTATCCTGTAGGAACTTCAACGGGGTTTCTATAGGGGCTATAAGCAAAGCTTTGAAGTTGTTTTCCAGGTATGTTCACACTTTGAGCCAATGCACTGAAGTCTCTAGGATCATTTCCACCTAGAATGTGCTTACCAAAAATGTTAACTTTGAATAAATTCGACTTTGAAAAACCACCGTGACTTTTTACAGTTGATTTTAAAGTTTCTATACTGTTTTCTGTGATAGCCATATATTTTACTTGCTCCTTCTGTTAGTATCTCTCCACACTTTACTGCGATCTGCTTTCTGGAAGTTATCTGTTGGTAAGAACAATGCTGTCTGCCATTCAGTCGGGGGAACCTGAACCACTTTTGTTCTTATGTGACTTTTTAAGTAGTGTTTAAAACACGGACCGAATGCTCTTGCAGTTTTGTTACTTTTCAGCATTGAGTAAGTCATTCTTAATCTAGTTTGTGCCGAGTAACGCTTATCAGTTGCATATCCTCTTAGTATATCAAAGAAAGCAGCTCTACGAGTCGGATTTAAATAGTGAAGGTTTATTCCATAGAATCCTCCTTCTGCTGGGCCTACCATTATGATTAATGGAAAAGTATCATAGTATTCCAACTTCTCTGCCCATTTAGGCCCATAACCATACATGAACATCCTTCCAATAAGGGGTTTCTTTCTAATCAAAAGATTATCATCATTGAGTATCTTTCTCTCAGTAACATTAGTCATGTTTTTGAGATTCTTTAGATACCAATTATATGATTTCTTAGTGAAGGGTTCTAATCCCTTCCTTTCAGCCTCGTCTTTTATTTTTTGGAAAGTCTTCGCCATTAATGTTATTTATATACTATGTTACAAAAAACCCCACCTCATTGCGAAGTGGGGCTTTGTTGTTTCGATCTATATGATCAATTAATCTCCTTGTGCTAACTTAGCGAAATAACTAAGTGAATCATCTTCACCATCATCACTAGGTGTTGCATCATTATTGACGAAAGGAATATCATCTGCCTCTTGAGTTTTCGCAGGAGTAGGAGTTGCTGGTTGTGTTTGTGTTTCAACATTCACCATGCTGTCCGCACCGTTGACTGCTTGCTCACCAAGAACTTCAACAAGCTTCCTTTTGAGATCTGCATAACTCTTATAGTTAGTAGGATCTGTGTAGTCAGCAAACTTATGAAGACCTTCATAAACATCACGTTGGCGATCTTCATCACCACCATGTAGTTCACTAGGTGAATCAAACTCACTCTTATCGTAGTTGCGGTAACCCTCAAAGTTGCGAATCTTAAGTTTAAAATTAGCACCTGCCCACAAATCGAATGGATTCAAAGGTTGCTCATCTTGGAACTGAGGTTGCATTACATCCATGATCTTATCAAAGATCTTTTTACCATACTGGTATAGGAATACTTTACCTTCGTTTTCTGGATTAGCTGGATCACTAACAATAAGAATATTTGATACGTAATGAAGCCTGCGTTTTTGTGAACGGGCAACTTCTTTATCACTTTCATTACCAGAGTTCCATAAACGTGAGTTTACTTCTGATAGTGGATCATCTTGTCCAATGCTTGTGAGTGACTTCTCAATATACCACCGACCTGTTGGGCCTTGGAATCCATGATCCCAGAAACGAACCCAAGGAAGTTCATCTGATTCATTGCAAGGAAGGAAACGAATAACGGCGTATCCATTACCACTCTTGTCAACAGTTGGTTTCCAGAGTCGATCATCACCATATGATTTTGATCCACCCCCATTAAGCTTTTCAGCGGCGGCTACGAGGTTAGCTACAGAAGCAGCTCGGTTTTGTTTTAGTTTATCGAATGACATATATTTTATTTTGTTTTTTTGTTTATATTACAGTGTATTACAGTTGTATTGCATTGTATAACCAGCATTATAACTCACAAATGTTACTTTGTAAATAACTTAATGATGGTTGCGGTGTTTTTTTCTAACTTCAGAATTGAATTCAGAAAAGGTTTATAAGCCCTTATCAGGCTCGAAATCTCTGATGCTATTTGTAAAGGATCACTTATCTTACTATCTAAGTTTTTAGTATAGTCGCATATGGTATCCAATATCACTAACGTTTCTAACGTTATCTTATCACTTTGGTATAATCTATATATCAAGGGTAACTTCCCGTCATTTACGTTTTTTGGAATAATTACATTGTCGAAACAATCGATATTCTCATTTTCAGCTTCATCATGTAAAGTCTTAATATCTTGATCGAAGGTGTAATTCAATCTTTGCATCTTTGCAGTCCACTCAAGATAAGTATTCTCGTCAGCTTCTCTGATCCAGGTTTTACCAGATATGATATTTGCTAAACTGTAAAGTATAACATCATTATGCTTGTTATACTTTGTTGCTAGTTTCTCATAGTGATACTTGTCTCTACTTGATGAAAAAGTTTCCCTCTTACAATAGGGGCCTTTAAACTTATACTTAAAAGCATCATAAGTTTTACTAACATCAAAATGCAATTTGATGCCAAGGAATATCCCTCTAACCTCTATCGGGCTTGGTTTTGAGTCTGTGCTTAGTATAATCATGTTAATTAAAATAATGAATTGGGCCTATAGAAGATATTGTTTCTTTCAGCTTCTGCCCTGACTTTTTCCTTGAGTGACCCGTTTACTAGTTTGGCAACGTCAACTGGATCTAAATCATTTTCCTCACAGATATGAACAATCGATTCACTGTATCCCATTCCATCTCGACTCACATGCAGCTCAGTTAATTCAATCAACTTGTCTCTTGTCATTGCAGGCTTTATAGTATCATTAATATTAGTATCTTCTTTCATTTATTTTCAATTATTTTTAGTATTACAGTATGTTCATTTAGTCTTCCATTTGCAGTAGACTTTTTAGTTTTTATACTATCAATAAGTTTTTCAAGTTTCTTGGGAGGGCTTGATAAAACCAAAGGTAGTATATCACCAGGCTTCCTCAAGGTAAATGTAATACTTGAGTTGGGGTCAAAATCTTTTAGTGTAGTTCCCTTTATGCTAAACCCACCCGAACCAGATGCTCTGTAGATTGAAAGTTTTCTGTTCTTCGTATTGAAAGTATAACACACTTGAGAGAATGGTAACTTCAGCGGGTTCACACTGTCAATAGAATATTCTTGAGAGTTAACACTATACTTAAGTTTAGATATTTGTTTCTCAGCATCTTTAGGTTTTTTAACACGAGGTTTCCTAGAACCACTTTTTATTTTTCCATGAGCTTTAGTTTCACTTATCATCTTGTCATAGTTGGAAACTATTCTTCTAAGTTGAGGAACTGATAACCAATTGTAACCTTGAACTAGTTGTGGATCATCTCTATCCAGAGCACTGTTAAACTCATTGCGAGTATTCTCTAGAACTTCAAGTATATACTTGCAAGCCTGAGCTGGAACATCTTCTGATTTGCATAAAGAACCCAAGTTGAGAGTTGGAATCCTAGCAGGTGTAGTTCCCTCTTTCATTTCGATTATGTCATCCAACAGAATATCCAACTGAGAAATAATAACTTCATAAACTTTGTTTTTTATTCTAGCTTGTATATTCGGCTTTGGTTTTTTATCAACTTTACTTTTCGAGTCAGAAAAAACGACTGAATCAATCGCAAAGTTAACATCTCTTTTGATCATCGTAGAAACTTTCTCTACCTTTATAATTCGATCTTCATTTTCGTAAAACTCTTCAGCATCAGGATGAATGTCGGGCATACCTTCATTTAACATTCTTGCCAATTTACATGCAGTGAAACTCAAGTTGTAAACTGGGCAACTCTTCATTTTAGCTAGATCACTTTTAGTGTATCCATTGTTTTTCATCCATTGTAAAACGAAAGGTTTAAAGGTTTTCGCATCTCCATATTGAGAGTAGAAGTTTAAAGCCTTTGTTCTTCTCGTATAATAATCATCGATACTAATGGTATCTGCATCATTCCAACAGGGTTCATCACCAGTCAACTTCCTATCTGGAGCTGCTATCTTTCCTCTTTTATCCAATAATCTCATGTTCTTTAATTATTATATCACAAATCTTAAGTATGTCAAGTTTTATCTCAAGTGTGGTTCAAACAATCTCCACCGATCACTGTTAATTTTGACTTCTCCACTATCTATCTTTGCTATAGTATCCATAACCTCATCAAAGCTGTTGTAGATATACTTATGAGGAAACATACCCATAACCCAGAATGGTGTTCCAACTTTACCACCTTCGATCACGATGAAAGTTGGTTTTTTACATCTTGCAGCCCAGCTCAACTCTTCCATAGTGCCGAACGTTGGAACATCTGGGTTCAAATAGCAAATGATAAAGTCAGCTCTATCAACCATGCTCAAATCAAAAGATCGAACCTGCTTCATGTGTTCTGCGACAACATCATATCCATCATCCTTACTCCAATAATCAAGGTGTTCATCACCTTTCTTCATTAGATTGCACATCCAATTATGAGTCTCTTCATCTTCATCTGGCGCATTGATAAATGGCTTTTTATAAGGATCAAAGATTGTGATGTTAATGGATTTTAAAAAACCAGAAATATCTTCTCTCCAAGTTCTTCCCTCTGCATACTGCATCGGACCGATCAGATAGGTTTTTGTTTTTGATAGTATGTTCATATTAAAATTGGTACACCAGGAGGAATTCGAATCCCCGACCTAAGCATTAGAAGTGCTTTGCTCTATCCAGCTGAGCTACTGGTGCATTGTTTATTAAAGTTTATATTCAGTTGTAATGAAGCATGGAGTTCCCTCTCCAATATATGCACCCAATTGATTGAATTCGAAATACTCTAAAGCTTCAAAGTTAGTCATTCCATCTTTCATTAATTTTTCAATAACTTTTTCTTTGTCATAGCATACGATGGGGCTTTTACCGAACAACTCAACAGTTCCCGCAATGCAATCATCGAAACCATCCATAGTCATAGCTTTGGAGTTTAATTCTGATATTGTTTCACAACGCGCTTCGTGTTCCATGCAGGCCTCATAATCACCTTCTCCAAAACCGATATCTCTATATTCTTTCTTCATGAATTTATTCATATTGTTTATAAAATTATTTTTTCCATATGGTGTGCTTAATGTTTAGAACATCTTTCATTTTAACGAGTGATATTAAATCTTTCCTTCCTCTTCGCTGATATCCTCTATATAAAGCACCACCACTTGATGTAACTCTGTCATCAATATTACACTTAGATTCAGCCATGTCAAGTAGATTTTTCCTCCTAACTAGAACAAAGTCATCGTTTCTCTCAAAAGCAATTATGTCAGTTTCTCCACAAAGCCAACCTTCTCTTCCTTGAACATTTTTAAATTCCAACCAGATGAGTTCATCTTGATCACTTGAATCATACCTGTTAACTTTCTTTTTGGCTTTAACATCGATAGTTCCAAAGTAACTATGATAGTCTATATGCCTGAACTGCTCATCTCTAGTAGCTTTTCTAAACTTAGGATCAGCAATTTTTAATAAGTTTGCAAAATCATTCTCAACTTGTTGACCAATATTCCAGCTCTCACTGTTTTTCCACTGACTCATAATTATTCTTACTTATTGATTTTATCGAGGATTGATACAGCTTTCCTTTGAAGAGATTCTCTACAGTTGTTGTAATGACCATCTACCTTTTTGGAAGCTGCCGCCATATAGGCAAAATCCAACAAAAGTGCATTCTCATGTGCCAGCTTTTGATGTTCAGCATCAAGCATCTTTCTATATTGAATCCTGCGCTCTCTTTTTAACTGTTCTTTATTAGTTAGTGTCATGCTTATGAATATACTAGATATTAATAACATTGTAAAGAATAAAGTTATATTTTACAGACTATATATTATATGGGTATACTGAAGTCTAAGTTTCATGGATCTTATTGGGATGAAATGAAAGTCGTTTCCCTTCTAATATCTGATTTGTGGCCCAGTGTTGAAAAAGCTGAAGTTCATAATGGAATACGTTTTTACGAAAGTGTTAAAAAAGACATAGAAAAAAATGGTTTGAATTTTCCTCTTCTTGTAGTGGATGCTAACAGAAAACAGGTTATAGAGCAAAAGAAAAAATACAGAAATAGAGTTAGAGATCTTCCCTTTCCAGTAAATACAGATGATTTAGATGCTAGACAGTATGTTGTTTGGGGTGGATCAAATCGTTTTGAAGCTGCACAAGAGTTGGGCTTCACTCATGTGGATTGTGTTGTTTTTCCAAATGGAGATTTTGGAGCTGCGCATGGAAAGCAGAAATTACACCGCGCACCATATCAGGGTAAGTTTTATGGATTAAAGAAATCCAAGTGATATGAAAAATTTACTATGGTTCAAATGTGACAACTTTGGTGACTCACTTTCTCCTTTAATTTTTGAATACTTTAGTAAGTCTAAGGCTATCTTTACTGATATAAAA